TTGCTACTAGGCAGTAGGGCAGTACAAACGTAACAACATACAAGGGGTAACTATTATGCGTAAGGCTACCAGCACACAAGCAGCGCCCGCAGGCGCTACCACCACCACCACAACCAAGGCCGCACAGGTGGCCAAGCTACAGGCGCAAGTTGCAAGCGCCAAGCCGCTAACAGGCATTGCAGCCGCGCGGGCAATGGCCAAGGGCATTACAGCGCAAGCCGTGGCCGCCCAGCCGGTGCAGGCTACGGTGCCCGCGCCAACGGTAAAAGCTACCACGCAGGCTGCGCAGGTAGCGGCCACAACCCAAGCGGCGCAGGTGGCTAGCACCGCGTACTACCAGCAGCTTGTTACCAGCAAAGGCGCGGTCAACACGGGCAAACCGGGCACGTTTTTTGGCAATTTGCAAAACATGGCCACACAGCCCATAACGCTGCAAGCGCTTATTGCGCAGGCCGTGGCGGGCAACAAATTTACCAGCAAAAAAAGCCATGCATTTGTGGCCACTGTGCGCACGCGGCACGCGCTAACCCGGCTTGGCTACCTTGTGGCCGTGGCCGCGCCAACGGCGGGGGCAGCCAATGCGTAGGCGCCCTACAAATGCTAAAAAGCGTACGCGGCTGCGCGCATACCGCGTATGGCTTAGGCAGCCCGCCCAACGTGCAGTACGGCTGTACCGCCAGTACAGGCTGCGCAGCATAGGCGCCTAACAAGCAGCACAAACGGTTACATAAGGGGGGCGCAGTGGCAAAGGGCAACATAGCAGCGTGCAACGTAGCTAAGCAGGCAGGCGCACCGTTTAGCATTTTGGGCGGTGTAACCGGGCTGGGCAACCTAACGTATATGTTTGGGCGGTACATGGCCCCAACGTGTGCATACCGGCGTTGGCTTAGTGTGCATGCGCCAACGCGGGCATATGTGCGCAGCAAGGCTACACGCTAACAAGCAACACAAACGGTTACACACTAGGCCACCCTACGGGGTGGCCTTTGTGCGTGCCCACCCCGGGCCTGTTACAACCAAACTTACCCCGCACCCACCCTCGTTGGGGCTCACTCCGATCGCGCTCCGAATATTTTGATTCTGACGATCATCATAGACGGAGTTTCTGAGAGGCCAAGATTCTAACTCAGTGGAGGAGGTGAGCTACAAAGTTCAGAGAATTCTTATAGCCCACAGGCAACCCGCTGCGCGGTGCCAGCACCTAACCTTACCAGCGCCCTAGGAGCGCCACACCATGCAGGCAGCTACACCCATCGTCTATACTGACCTAAGCAGGGAACAGTTTGATTCTTTCGTCACCCAATCACGCGCCAAGGGGCTGAACCTCAGCGGCGCTGAGGGCGACGTTACTTTCGACCTGATCCCCATGCATTACGTCTACAATGAACCCACCAAAACTCTCACCTTCACGTACCAAGAGCCGTACTGGATGTCTCCAGGCACTACGGCAGGCGTTCTTCACAGCATGGTTGCAATGGCCGCACTGCGCCAAGCCATCCCCGTGAAGAACGGCGCTGCTGTCTCCACGGACGATACCACTAGCTCCGCAGCGGCCCGCCATACGCAGCACACCACGCAGGGCGCGCAAAAGGCGGCCCACTAGCGCAGCTTAGTTCCAACGGCGTTTGGTATACTGATCCCTCCCAAGGCACCGGGAGGGATTTCTTTCGTAAGCGAGGGCACATGGCGCGAAAACTTGAGCACGAAAAGATTGCGTTGCGGGCCTACCGGCTGTGGGAGCTGAAGGGCGGAGGGCTAAGGTCTGAGCAAGAAACTCTGGCCAATTGGCTTGAGGCTGAGCTCCAGTTGGCGCGCCGCTGGCATCCTGGTGATCCAGTTTGGCCGTACGAGGATCATGAAGATGAATAATCCTGGCCGCCCGGCTACGCCTGATGACCGTTGCCGACATGGCGTGAAATTCCGAGATCATTGTGAATCTTGTGAGGTCAAGCGGTTGGCCATTGCCGCCACTAAAGCGGATGTGAGCCGCCCGTTGAGTTTGATGGAGCTGAGCTGGTATGCAGGCCACAAGTTCTGTTATGGATACTAAACGCAGGCAGCACGCCAGCCCGAAGGCGTTGTTGCCGCCCGAAGATATGGCCAAGTTGCTGGGAGCTGAGTTCTGCGCCGCTTTGCTGGAGGAAGCGATAATGGCTATACCGCTCCCAGGAGGAACGGATGGACCTCAGCAAGCTGAGTGAAGAAGAACAGAGCGAGTTACTGCTGTTACTTGACAGTATAGACGCTGATAAGAAGCGCAGCAGCGCCGAGCAAGAACTTTTTGACGAACGACATCGTCTGGAAAGCTCTTTCACTGAGTTTGCCAAAGCTGCATGGCCTATTCTGGAACCCGGAAACCCGCTGTCCTGGAGCTGGCACTACGACCTGATCGCTGAATATCTTGCGCTGGCCGCCGCCAAGCAATGCCGACGACTGATCATAAACATTCCTCCACGAACTTTGAAATCTATGCTGATAACAGTCATGTTCCCGGCATGGGTGTGGTGCCGCACTAAGGCGTTTGGTGTGAGCACTGCGAATCAAAGTTTTGTGTGCGCCAGCTATGCGCAGGGGCTGAGCGAAGAGCATTCGGTGAAGAGACGCCGTCTGCTTGAGAGCGCATGGTTCCAGCGTCTGTGGGGAGATCGCGTGTGGCTGCAGAAGGATCAGAATCAGAAATCAAAATTCCAGAACAATTTTCAGGCCCAGATGTTCGCCACGTCCGTAGGCGGCACTTTGACCGGAATTGGCGGGAATTTTCTGCTTGTGGACGATGCTTTGAAGCCTGACGAGGTGGCCAGCGAGCCCATTATCGCCACACTGCACAACTGGTTCAGCAATACGTGGCGGTCACGACTCAACAACCCGAGTGAAGATGTTATGATCATCGTCGAGCAGCGAACCGGCGAGCTTGACCTTACCGGGTACTGCACTGAGGCTGATCGCATACTGATTTCTGAGGGCAAGCCGCCCGAGTGGACGGTGCTGTGCATACCGCTGGAAGCTGATGAGGACGCTGTAGACTCCAAAACTTTGACCCAGAAGTTCGTTTTCCCGGTCTCTGGACTGATAAAAGAGCGCCCGCTGGGGGATATTCTGCAGCCCGACAGGTTCACGCCCGCTGTGGTCAACGCCTGGAAAATTCTGCGGCACATTTGGACCACGCAATATCAGGGAAGACCGACATCGCTTGAGGGAAATATGATAAAAACCGCCGACGTAATGTACTACGGAGGCATGAATTCTTCAACTGGCGAGCACGATCCCGATCTTCCTACGAAATTTGACGTCGTAATCACCTCCACAGACTGCGCTTTCAAGGATACGAAGACCAGCGATTTCGTCTGCGTGATGAGTGTAGGCGTGCTGGGGCCGAACCGCTACGTTCTCGAGGTCGTGACGCGACATTTGGACACGCCTGCGACTGAAAAAGAGATCAACCGTCAACGTCTGAAGTGGAAAGCGCGCGCTAATTTGATAGAAGACAAGGCCAACGGCTCAGCAGTTATCGCGTCGATGAGGAAAAAGGTGGCCGGTGTTATCGCCGTTGACCCCGAAGGCGGCAAAATCAGCCGCATGTATGCCGTCGCGGGTGAGTGGCAGGCGCATAACTGGTATATTGATCGCAATGCGGCCTGGAGCGGCCCGTTTGTTGACCATATTACGAAATTTCCGGGTGTGCGACATGACGACGACGTAGATGCGATGACGCAGGCCGGGATTTACCTGCAAAATCACGGCTTCAAAAGCGGGTTCGTGACATGGTTGATTCAGCAACAGGAGGGCGAGATGGCGAAGAACAAGCAGCGACAACAGAGTTTGGAGGCGGCTACGGGCAGCAAGCCGAAGGAAGAAGAACTTCCGACGATTGAAAAAGTGCGGAACATTCATGAAATGCCGATCGCCAAGGTGGTTATCGGCGACGATACCAAGCGATGCCAGAACGTTGTGGGCGGCGAAGTGTGCGGCTGCGCCATTTTGCAGCGAATACCGGGCGGGGTAAGGTGCGCGCAGTGCGGGCATCAGGTAATGAACACGGGACTGGTGCAGCAGCCCCATGCAGGACAGTTTAGAAAGGTAGGTTAGATATGAAGACAGCAGAAAAAGTGATCACAGTAACGGCGCGCTGCGCAGAGGGCCACGAGCAGACGTTGAATGTTGACGCTGCAATGGGTCTTGAATGGGTAAAAGGCTGGGTTGGGTTGATGGACGGTACGTCTCCGTTCTATGTACACCCGCCCATCGGTACTGACAGCATGATCGGCAAGTGCGGTATCTGTGGCAGTCAGATCAAATGCACCGTTGAAGATGTAGTTGACCGCACCGCATGTGAGCTGGTAAGCGGCGCGCCCGTAACCGGTGATGACCATAAGGAGATACAGCCGTCCGGAATGCAGAAAGATTACGTAGTACTGACGGCCGACGAGCGCGCCAAAGGCTTTGTGCGCCCGGTGCGGCGCACATATATCCATGTGGGTCATGACGCTGAATTCTATAACAACAGTCACGTATTGGTGCGCGCCGGTAAGATGAATAGCGGGCGCAGGGCGTGTGGCGGCAGAACGACGATGGCGCTGCCCATCGCGGAGACGTATGCACGTGATCCACAATTCTACACAGGTACGTTCTGCACGGGTTGTGGCGCGCATTTACCTCTTGATGAATTTATTTGGGAAGGTACTCGCGAACAGGTGGGATCATGATCCTCTTCTACATAAACGCGTTCGTCCAATGGCTGCGTGCTATATTCGGCGCGCCTCCGCCGCCTGCGATACCCCAAGAGGATATCAACGAGCCCTGCCCATGCTGCGGTCACACCAGCGGTCTTATTCGCGGCGCTGTTGAGGCCGGGCAAATGGTTCTACAGCATGTGTGCAAGGTGTGCGGCACGGTGTGGAACAAACCGCCTATGATTGCGCGGCTGGGCGCGGCGCGCAGCGGCAGTCCAATCATGAAGCCTGAACAGGTGCCTGTCAATGTTGCGCAAGCTAAGACCAAAGCAGTGGCCTGAGACGGCTGCCCAGCAATTGATGCGTGAGCGTTACGGTGTTGAGAAAGCCGCTATCGTTCATCCACATGACAAGATGCAGGCCAGCCATGTGGTATACATGGGATGGGTGTTGAGGTTGCGCGCATGGCCGAAGGACAACTGATTCCGCTGGGCGCGATGGCGCGGCTGCGCGCAGCCATGACGGGACGTCTTTACCAGAAACCTGAACACACCATAGCCAATATCGACCCGCAGAACTGGCCTAGCGCATTGCAGCCGGTGCAACCCGTGGGGCCGCCGGGTAGCCAGCCACTACGATTCAGCTTTTGGCAGGGCGTAAACCAGAACATCACGCCGCGGCCCGATGCGCCGCTGACTTTCCAGAACCTGAGGAATCTGGCCACCTACCCGCTGGCGCGCATCTGCATTGAGAACGTGAAAGATCAGGTGCTGGCACTGCCATGGTCAATTCAACTAGTCAGTCGGCCCGGTGAAAGCCTCAAAGACAAGCGTTCACGGGAAAAGAATGATGAAATCATACCGAAACTGACTGATTTCTGGCGGTCACCAGACGGTGAGCAGTCCTGGAGCAGTTGGGGCAGACCATTGCTTGAGGATTTGCTGGTGATTGACGCACCCAGCGTTTTGATCCGTCGCAATCTAAAGGGTGACGTTTTGCAATGCCGCGTAATCGACGGCACTACCATTCTGCGCCTTATTGATGACCAAGGCTATACACCCATTGATCCCAGCCCGGCCTATACGCAACTGTGGGACGGAATTCCGCGCGTGATGCTTACCCAGAAGCAACTGGTGTACCGCCCCAGCAACATTGCTCCGCGCAATACACTGGCTAGCCAGCTATACGGCTACAGCGCGACTGAACAGCTTGCCGAGGAGATAACTATCGGCATGGAGCGCTTGAAGTTCATTCTGGCGTACTACACCCAAGGCAGTGTGCCGGGGCTGGTGCACATTGTTCCCAACGACGTAACGCCAGACTCTATCAACGAGACCATGCAGGCCATGAACAGTGAGATGGCTGGGAACCTTGCGCGACGCCGCCAGTGGCGGCTGCTGCCCGGCTTCCACGATCGAGCGGATAACAAACAGGATCAGGTCATACAGATTCCTGAGCCGGTGCTGGCCGACGTATTTGACGATTACCTGATACGCAAGATCGCCTTTGGCTACGGCACCAGCGCCCAGCGCTTGCAGAAAACATTGAACCGCGCCAGCGCTGAATCCGGGCAGCAGGCCAGTGAGAAAGAGGGGCAGATGCCCCGGGTCAAATGGTTGAAGGATGAAATTGATTATATTATCCAGCGGATGCAGGGATATCCTGGATACGAAATCGTCTTCGACACCGACACCGAGCTTGACCCGGCAAAGCAGGCTGAAGTTGATAAGATTTACATCACAGGCGGCGTAAAGACCATCAATGAAGTACGCGACGACCGCGGACTGACCCCACGACCGGAAGAAGAAGCGAATGAATTGATGGTGATCACACCCAACGGCCCCATTCCACTGGCAGGCGCGGCGGCACGGGCGCAGGCGGCAGTAAAACCCGCACCGAGCACGGCATAAGGGAGGAGCATACGAGTTGGATGAGGATATGATCCAATTGCGCTTGAGTGTACAAGCCGTGTCGTCAGATGTGCGCACGCTGCGCACAGACCACGAGGAAGCGAGGCGCGTTATGGCCACCAATCATGCGCAGAATCGTACCAGCATTCACGATTTGAAAGATGATCTTCAAACAATGGCTGATAACGTTTCACACGTAAGCGCCAAGATCGATAATTATCTGCTGGTGCAGAAAACACGTGAAGAAGATAGTGACAAAGCATGGTGGAAACAGCCGCTAGGCACTGCTGTGATAGTATCGGTTATTTCAGCAATTTTAGCATTTACTGAGCATCAACTAGGTTGGCTGGTAAAGTAGGAGGCCGCAAGGTGATGTTGATCGCGCTGGTTGCGCTGCTTGTCATAACGCCGAGTTTTGTGGGGCATACTTATGAGGACGGGCAGTATGCTGAACGCGGGCTGTGGCTTAGTACCGTGCTGCTGTTGATGGCAATATTCTTGATTTTGGCGGGTTACATACACGACTGAGGAGGTACGAAGTGATTGCATTGATTCCACTGCTGGTGCTGGTTATAGGCTTGGCGCTGTACTACCGCACCACACCGCCTGCGGATCCACGCACTGCAAACATCGGGTTGCATATGTTCTGGGTGGGCTTGTTAGTGTTCCTTATGCAGATGCCGCAGTTTGTGCTATGGTTACAGACAGGAAGACTGCTTGGGCGATGAAATTCAATTCGTAGATGGTGAGCTGGCGGCGCCGATTGAGGAAGTTCATCTAGGTAAGGCAGCCGACGATACGCCCACCGTATCTATTACTTGTGACAAAGATGGGAACCTGATCGGCGACACAAGCCATCTTCCTGAGAACATTCTGTCGCAGTTGCAGACGCCTGAATCAAAGAAAATGATTCAAGCCCAGTTTCGTGCGAACAAGTACGGCGCGTCGCCTGCGCCTAAGCCGAAATTCATCAACGACGGAGGGCGCGTGGATTTTACCGCGCTCAAGCCTGCTACAATGTCCAGTGAGCAGTGGCGCAAGCTGCGGCGCAAGAAGTTTAGAGAGTGGAGCAAGGCGAGTATCAAACTCAGAAGGAGCGTAAATGCCCAAGCCAGCCAACACGAATAACCCCACCATGCCGTACCCGATTGGGAACACGCAGCCCGCGCCGGTGCGCGGCGGCAGCGCCAACGCTCCTCTTCAAGGCAATGCCACGCCCTCAGGGTTCCCGGCAACGGGCACCATCCCCACGCAGCCCACGCCACTTCGTTAGGAGAATTATCTTGTCGAAAGTTAGGCAGATTTACGGTGGCTGGCATCCATTTCCGGTTGATGCTGCAAAGCGCGGTTTGAATGCGCTGAAAAGTTGGCTGCTTGAACATTGTTGGACGGAGTGGTTAGAAAATGATCCATCCTTTGGCGGCGCACCCAACTGGATTCGTGTTCCTATCTGGACCTGGTTGACTGGAAGTGATATTGACTGGCGCACCGTAAAGCCACGGAGGAAATCTAATGTCTAGCGCCGCCGTATTGTCGCAACCGGATGGAACATTCGTCAAGTTCATCCAGTTCCGTAAGGTCGAAGACAGCAAGAAGGGCGTTCCTACCGTGTGGGGAATTGCTACCTTTGAGAAGGAAGATCTTGACGGCGAGGTTTGCCATTACGATACCGCCAAACCCGTGTATATGGCGTGGGCCGCCAACACCTTGAAGCGCACGGCCAAGGCAGGCCAGAAGGCCAGCTTAGGTAACATTCGCATCCAGCATGGACTTGAAGTGGGTGGCAAGGCTACCAAGCTTGATTACAATGATGACGAGCGTGAGATCTGGCTGGGCAGCGAGCCCATCAACGATCAGATGCATCAGCAGCTCAAGGACGGCTATTACACCGGGTATAGTCAAGGTGGGAGCTATGCGTGGCGCAAGTGCATCGAGTGTGACACCGATCTGGGCCTGAAGCAGCGCAGCAATTACTGCCCCACCTGTAAGAAGGGCGTAGTGGTGCTGTACGGCCTGGCCAGCCTTGCCGAAGTCAGTTATGTGGACGCGCCCTGCATTGATGAAGGATTTGAGCATGTAAAGGCCAACGGCAGCACCGAACTGGTCAAATTCAAAAAGAAGGAGGCCGCTATCGTGGCCAAGACGAAACGTGTTGCCGGTGTCGACCTGCCCGCGCATTGCTTTGCGTATGTGGGTGATGCAGAGGAAACATCGACCTGGAAACTGCCTATTGAGTTCCCTGGTGACGACAAGAAAACCAAGAGTCATATCCGCAACGCGCTGGCGCGTTTTGACCAGACGCAGGGCATTCCCGACAGCGAGAAGGGTAAGGTGAAAGCCAAGATTGAGGCTGCGGCTCGTCAGCACGGTATCGACGTGGGCGAGAAAGCTGTGGTCCAATATCGCACACCGCCCAAGTGCATCACAGCCAAAGTTGATAAAGTGGCGGAGTCCAAAGGATTTAGAAAAGGTTTGTACCACGTTGGGATGTTTGCCGAAGTATTGAGTATGCTAGGATACATTTGTCGCGATCTTATGTATGAACGCGACATCGAAGGTGATGAATCGGAAGTACCCGAGGAAATCGCCGACAATCTTGATTCCTTGATTGAGACGTTTCTGGTCTTGGCCGAGGAGGAAGCAAGGGAGCTGGCTGCGGCGGCTGCCGTCGTTACCGGAAACAAATCCACCACTGGAGACACCACCATGACGGAGCAGGAACTGCAAAAGGCGCGCGAGGAAGCTGACAAGCTAGCCAAGCGTACGATGGCGACGCACCTTGCCAAAACCGCGATGCATCACGAGAAGATGGAAGAGGCACACACCGCCAAGGCCGCGTGCCACGCTGGTATGGCAGAGTTCCATAAGGGCTCGCACAGCAAGATGAAGAAGGTTGACGTCGGCGATGAGGGTGAGGGGCCGAAGGGCGTGCAGGAGGTCACTGCTAATCTGCAGGAGTTCCACAAGGCCGCTGAGGATCACCACAAGGCAATGGGCAAGGAGCACCTGAAGGCGGCTAAGACGCACGGCACGATGGCTGCGGCCTGCCACAAAATGTCTGAGGAGTGTGACACTGAGGAGCACAAAAAGGCCGTCGACGCAATCAAGGCCGAGACACCGGCTGCGGAGGTTCCTGTGGTCAAGACGGCCGTGGTTCCAACCCTTGAGGCTGACGTTGCGGCGGCTGCCGAAGCGCTGCGTGACACTGACACATACAAGACAGCCATCAAGTCTATGGCGCAGACTCGCATCGACGCTGAGTTGGACGAGCTGCGCAAGAAGACTCTCGCACCGGATGGAGTCAAGATCGCGGGCGCGGAGGTTGCCAAAGGCATCCGTTCAGTTGCGCGTGATGGTGAAGAGAAAAACTTCGCGTTTGCGGAGACGAGCACCAGTCCCAGCACGGCTGGGCTGTAAGATTCAAGGCTGCTCTGCGGCGAGCGGACGCAGGGCAGCCTAAACCACGGCTATTCTTTTCCGTGTGCCGAAAGGCAGTCGGAACAAGACATCAAATCTCGCGCACTTAGGAGAAGAATACAAAATGAACTCCGTTCGCGTAGGACAAAGCAGCGTCTCCAGCTTCAACCCTGGGATGCACAAGGCACTGACGGATGCGAATGACCTGTATCTCAGTCAGTTCAAGAAGGCTGCCGCCAAAAGCGCGCAGCTCAACTGGCTTCCGGCCAAGATTGACGAACTGAAGAGGGACGTCAGCAAAGGCAGCAATTTCACCCTGATGAAGAAGGGTGCCATCAGCTCGGCAGAAGAGCGGATGCGCATTGCCGACTTGGTGATGAAGCAGGTTGTCAAAGGTACGTGGGACGGCAGCATTGGGCTGGCCAAGGCTGGCGTCACCACCAGCTTGGGTTACAACTTTATCGATCTGCGCGGCCCTGCGGCGTTGCTTTACCCTGTCAACACGCCGTTTCGTGACCAGATTCCACGCACATCTGGCCCCAACGCCGGAGTTGGCACTATGGCGCAGTGGAAGACCACTCGCGTCGTTGGCAGCCAGTATGGTGGCGTGCCCGAAGGCCAGCGCGCACAGGTAAGCGCGCCGGACGAGAACAACTACGCCAGCAGCTATAAAGGGCTGGGCGTTGAGCGTTTGGTGACGGTCGAGGCAGAGTGGGCCGGCGAAGGCTTTACCGGCAACCTTGCTGACGAACACCTGCGCGGCTTGCAGAGCCTTTGGCTGCAAGAGGAGGGAATCATCCTTCTGGGCAACGACGGCACCGGCAGCTTGGGGCAGAATGGGTTTGCCCTTGGCACCGCGCCCACTCCCGTGGCAGCGCTGGTAACGGGCGGCACGGTAACCACCGCAACGTCACTAACGGCATACGTGGTACTGCTCACGGGCATGGGCAATCCCAGCAACGGGCAGTATGGGTATCAGGCAGCGCCCAGCGTGACCAACGGGTTGGTTCCGTCCTTCAGCGTGAATGCGCCGGGCACCGGAGCCAGCATTACCTACAACGGCGGCATGAGCCAGATCAGCGCGGCCAGCAACACGGTGGTCACCACGGGCAGCACGTTGTCTGCTTCTTTCACCGTCAAACCCTATAGCAGCGTGGGCGCGGGCGGCTACCCCAACGGAACCTTCGGGTTCGCTTGGTTCGTCAGCGCCAACGCCAGCCCCACCACTGCCAACGCTTACCTCCAGGCGATTACGCAGTTCGGCACTTACACCCAGAAAGCCAACATCGTCACCACCACGCAGTTGGCCAACGCTACCGGCCTGAATGCCGACCACAGCGCACAGTCCACCGACTTTACCGGACTGCTGAGCTGGGCCGCCACTTACGGCTACTGGAACGATCTGCAAGGCGCGCAGCTTACCAGCTTGCAGGGCGGACAGTGCGCTGAGATTGAAACGGCGCTGGAGTATTTCTTCACTATCTATCAGACGGGTGTGGACGCAATTTGGGGCAGTCCGGATGCGATCACATCCTTGCAGCGCACCATCCTGAAGAACGGTAGCCAAACCGCCAGCGGCTATCAGGTGTACTTGACCAAGGACACGCAGGACAACATCGTAGGTGGAATGATTGTATCGGGCTACCAGAGCCGCTACGCGGTTGACAGCCCAACGGGGGCCAACATCATTCCGCTGCACATGCACCCGATGATCCCGGTGGGCACGCTGTACTTCGACATCACCAAGAATCCATACGTGATGTCGCGTATCCCGTACACGCGCGCCATTATGCTGATGCGCGACTACTACGGGTACGAGTGGCCAGCCATCCAGCGCGCGTGGTCGTTCGGTACCTATGCTGACGAAACCTTGGGGCACTATACTCCTTGGCTCACCGGCGTGATTACCGGCATCGGCCTCACCTAAACAGGCTCGCGGCGGTGGTTTGCCCTCGCTTTCCATACGTCGCGTAGGAGGTTCCATAGCGGCGCATCCTTACCGGGTGCGCCGCTTACCTCAACTCTGACGGAGATATTCTAGGTGAGCGTTCAACTCAGCACGGTGGCGAGCGCGGCAAGCTGGGCGGGTGTGACACTACCCACTCCAGATCCTACCAATGTCGCCGGAAATCTCAACCTGTGCTTGACGGCGGCCAGCATTGAGTTCCTGAGGTTGACGGGTCGCGGCCCGATGAACTACAGCGTGCCGTTCAACTCACCCTACACGCAGCCGGTAAGTTACGTGGAAACATACAACGGTAACGGCAACGCGGAAATTTATCTGCGCAACTTCCCAATCAACAGCATTGCGTCTGTTCTGGTAAACGGCCAAGCGCTGCTGGCCAGCACAGGCCCCACTACGGCGGGGTACGCTATTGGCAACACTGGGCGCAGTTTAGTGTTCCTCACCGGGGCCGGTAACGCGCCGGATACTTTCTACACCTACCCCTATGGCGTGGGTGGGTTCCCACGCTACGGATTCCCACGCGGGCTGGCGAATATCCAGGTAAGCTACACAGCCGGGTTTGCCACGCAGAGCATCGTAAATGAGCTGGATACGATACCGGCCACGACGCCATATACCGTCGCTGTGGCCGCGGTAGCGCAGGGCGCGGCTTGGCTGGCGGATGGCGGCGTCAAATACTTTGTAGGCGGCGCAGCGCTTACGCCGGTGTTGACCGCGCCCACGGCAGGGCAATACTACCTGCAAGGGAACGGCGTTTACCTGTTCAGCGCTGCGGATGCGGGCAACCAAGTGCAGATAAACTATACGGCGGCGGGCACGCCTAGCGACATTACGATGGCTGTGAACCAGATGGTGGCGCTGAACTATAAACGACGGAATTGGATCGGTCAGCGGTCTGTTGCCATGAAGGATGTTGGCTCAACGGCATACACCTTACTGCTTGATCCTGAGATTCTTCGCGTGGTTGATTACTATAAACGTCGGAGCATGGGGAACTAATGGGCAAAGCGTTTACCATTACCGACAGCGCAGCCAACGTGATTGAATACGTAGAGGCGAAGAAGACGCTGGCTCGTCAGGTGCTGGCAGACCGCATCGATCTCGTCAACGGTATGATGGCCGATCGCGTGCGCAGCAATCTGTCCGGTGATGTGCTGAATGCTGTAAGCAGTAAGTTGATGGGAACAGTGCGGCAGATTCCTACAAGGTTTCTAGGCAGCTCAATTATTGCGGGCAGCGTAACCGCAGGCGGCGCTGAAGCGCCTTATGGAATTTATTTTGAGGAAGGCGGCACCCACAGTTATAAAATTCTGCCGATTCACGGCAAAGTTCTAGCCTTTATGGTTGAAGGACAAAAGGTGTTCGCGCGCGCGGTTACGCATCCACCCACACCGTTCAAGCCTTGGTTTGGACCAGCGGCTGAGGAGTTCCAAGCGTATATGGCACAGCAGCTACAGGCGGCGATGGCGGAGGTTGCCAAGTGAGCGCCAGCACTGAATCCATCATGCAAGCTTTGTTCAGCATTCCGCAAGCGCTGGCTTCCAGTTTGCAAACGCCGCTTACTACCGTGAGCCGACGATTCCGTCATTTCAAAGATGTTGACCCAAGCATGTACCCGGCCTTTTATCAATTTCAAGCACCAGTGCGCAGCACCAGCGGCGGCGTGCGCAGCCTGCCCAAGGACGAGATCGGGGTCAGTTGGTTTGTGTATCTGCCGGGCAGCCAGAGCCTGGACGATGTAGTGTCACCAGCGTTGAACAATTACTACGATGCGCTGAGCAATGCGCTGCTTACGACTTTGATTATTCCCGGCTCACCGCCCGTGGTAAAGTTAGGTGGGCAGTTCGCGGGGATGCCGCAAACGCTGGGCGGGTTAGTTACACAATGCTACAAGGACGGGGATGGCCTTACAGACGAGGGACTGTTAGAAACTCCATCACTGATTCACATACCGATCAAGATACTGGTCGGAATCTAACGGTATAAGGAGAAAGTCGACATGGCACCTCTTCCTGGAATTCAATTCGGCTCTGGCGTGCTGTTCGCGACGCCTGTTGCCGGGAACCTGCCCACCAATCCAACGCCGCAAGAAGTTGGCATCATTCAGAACATCAAGATGACCATCAGCGGTGATATCAAGGAGCTGTTCGGTCAGCTCCAGTGGCCGGTTGACAGCGCCATTGGCAAGCGCAGCATCAAAGGCAGTTTTGAGTTTGCCCAGATGGACAATAGTTTCTTCAACCAGTGCTTCTTCAGCGACGTTGTTAGTGCGGGCGTTGTGTCTACTTCTTATCATGAGCCGCATACCGTCCCGGCATCGTCAGCATATACGGTGACGATAACACCGCCGTCGTCAGGCGTGTTCGCCAGTGATCTTGGTGTGCTCAATTTGACCACGGGCGTGCCTATGACGCGAGTAGCATCCGTCAGCGCGGAGGGGCAGTATAGTGTCAACACCAGCACGGGCGTTTACACGTTCTCCAGTATGGACGCCAGCCTTGCCATCTACATCAGTTACACCTACACCTTGGCAGCTACAGGCACCACGCTGGTAGTGGCGAACCATACGATGGGATTCGGCCCCATCCTGTCCAT